GCTTGGTCTATTAACTATATTGTTTTCAATACTAGTTCTTCTGCTAGAATTATAAACTACGTTATAACCTTGATTATTAAAAGGCCCTTGATTCCAAGGTGTCATATAGTAATCCCAATAATTCCAAGGTCTGTAAAAGCTAGAGTAATAATTATAAAAGTTACCTTGATAAAAATTAAAATCCATCCACATAGGTCTCATTCCCCAATAACCATAGTTATTAGCAAAGTAAAAATGAGGTTTAAAAGGCTTGAATTTTATACGTATTATATCTGTGTTAAAACCAGTAAATATAGATGTTATATCTTCTGGAGATGTTTGCACATCTACATAGACACTATTAGGAATATATTGATAACTTCCACAGCTACATAGTAGCATTACTAATATTATAAGTTTTTTCATGTTTAAAGTGTTATGGTAATGTAAATTGAATTTTAGTTCCTTTTTTCTTTGTTTTAGTTTTTGAATCTTTTTTATTTTCTTTTTGTAATCTTTTATATTCATCAACTATAGCTTTCTTTTCTTCTGGAAGTATATAAGGATTTATACCTAAACTATATTGGTCCCAACCTGCCATAAGAGATATTTGTTGCCAAGCTTTAGTGTTATCTTCCATAGAAGTTCTTATGTTGTCTACTTTTTTAACTAATCTATCTAAAGGTAAATTAAGAAGAGCAGATGAAACTTGCGCAGTTGCTAATATAGCTGGATTATCTATGTCTAATCCTAAAGCTTTTATTTCGTCCATATTATATTCTACTGTTTTAGCGGCAGATCTTAATTTTTGCATTTTAGATCTTACAGGAGGAGATATACTAAGCGTTTGCATAGCTACAGAAGTATAATCTGGTCTTTTCTTTTTATTTTGTCTTCTAATTTCCATTAAAATATTTTTAAGCGTAGCTCCAGCTGCTCCATAAACTCCAGAACCTCTTAATAAAGAATCAGCCATACCGTTTAAAATACCAATAGACTTTTCTTTTCTCATGTCTTTATCTGCCAACTCTTGTTCTTCATCTTCTGGTTCTTCTTCCCATAATAATCCAAATAAAGCTTGTTGAAGCGCGTTAAATATAAAGTTTTGCGCAAGAGCATAATAAGCTATTTTAGATATATTAGTTTTAGCGTCTCCTCTACCATTTTTAAGATCTAAATAAGCTTTCTTCATTAGTCTATTATATTGTAATGGAGTATTAGCAAAAGCTAATATAGTACGTCCTAAAGGCCCAGCTTGCTCTGTGCTAATTCTATCAGGTCTACTTGATTGTTGAGACTCTTCAGTTATTTCCATAAAATCAAACATAGCTTTTTCTTCAGCTTCAGCTAATTCAAAACCTTGTTGAATATATACATCTGTTCTATTTCTAAAAAACGAAGCACCACCTGTAGCAATAGCAAAACTATCCATCATTTGCGTAAGTATAAAACCTTTTCTTAACGCATAATTTAAAGCTGCTTTCATTTTATTGCCTTTGCCTTTTACAAAAGCTGCAATTTCATCAGCGCTTACGTCAAATTTATTACCTGTTCTTCTACTTTTTAAGAAATCAGAATTAAATATTCTAGCAAAATCCGCCCAATATTGAGGTTGATTAGCAAAAGCTATAGCTGCTTTAACTGGATTGTTATCACTCCAGTTTATATAATTTATCATAGATATACCTTGTAACACAGCACTTCTAGTGTTAATAAACATTATAGTAGCAACAGAATTGTTAATCCAGTTCATGAAACCATTAACCATTTTATTTGTTCCAAAAGTTCTGTGTCTTCCAGTTTTCATTCTATAAAGAATATCACTTAAAGAATCTAAAAAATCTGAACCATAAATAGCTTGTATTTTATTAGCTGTGTTACCAACTAATTTACCTTGGCCGTTTAATTGACCAAACATTTCCTCTGAGTTTTTTATAAACTCTGCTAAATAAGCAGCTCTATTTGTAGACGTGCTAGCGCTTTGCAGGTCAGACTCTATTGTTCCAACTTCCCAAGACTCGTCAGGTGTAACATAACCTTCTTGAGTCAAGCCATAAACGTTGTCACTAAAATCTTTTAACATTTGATCGTTTTCTACAATATCAACTAAAGTATCAATGTCTTGTTTAGATAAACCTGGGATATCATAACCAGCCTTGTTCCACATGTAAACCCTTGAAGCATCTCCATAAGTAAAACCACTGTAATCTGTTTTTTTATTTATTTTGTTCTTACCTATAAAAGGGAACATTTCTGGAAATTGTTTCTTTAAAGCGTTGTAATTGTTTTTAGTACGCAAAGAATTTACATTAATAGCGTTTATACCTTTGCCAAATGGGTCTAATAAATTAGCTTTAAACCAAGCTAATTGTTCTTCTCCTTTTTTACCTTCGCTTAAAAATTGATATAACAAACCAGTAAAATCTTCTGCCGTTGGAGGTAAAAACACTTTGTTTTGTTTTATTATAGCGTCTGTTTTTAATGCTCTTTTTTCAGAGAATATCTCATCTGCTGGTATTTTAGATACATCAAATAATATTTGATTAAAGTTTTGGTTTAAAGTAGCGCTATTTCTTAGCTTAGCTAATTGCGTTACTCCTTTAACGTCATAGGTGTTTAGTAGATCTTGAACTGCTTTAACGTTTTTCTTAGCATCATCAGCAAAGTAAAAGTCATTATAACCTTCAGTGATCTTTTCTTCGATCCATTTTGCTTTTGCTTCTGCTTTACCATCTTCTAAGCCAGTTATATTAGATAAAGGTATATTTAAACCTACGCCATCTAAAAATGTTTTAATAGCTTTAGCAGCTTTCTGCGGTCTTGCTGTCAATACAAATACGTTTTCTGTTCCTTTTTTATCTTGAATAGCTTGAGCAACTTCAAATAAAGGACCTTTTTTACCATCAATAACTTCGTTGAATTCTGTAAAATCAAAAACAGCACCTTTGTCTTCTAACGCAGCAGACTTAGCGGCAAACTGAGTAGCGTTTAATTTACCTGTTTTACCGTTAGGCAAAGCATACAACACTTGAGAATTACTTTGTGCTAAAGTATCATCAAAGTCAAATACTCTAATTTTATTAATAGTAGAGCTGTTTCTTAAATTAGGAGTTAAAGGAACTTCAAAGCCCATTTCTTGTTTTAACATAGTTTTAAGCTCAGCTAAAGCAACATCATACATGTTTTTGCCAGTTTTTAAATCCCATATTTCTTTAGATTCTTTTGGAGCTAGTAAAAATCTTAAATTACCTAATGGACTATTTCTTCCTCCTAGTTTATCAAATAAATCTGCTACTCTTTTTTCTATTGCTGATTGCTCAAAATTGTTTAATATTTTTGATATATCCTGTTTTATTGTTCCTTCGTATATAGATTCAACTATGTTAAATGTAACAGTAGAAGCATCGTCCACATGCTCACCTTTTATGCCTGTAAATTTATCATCAATGTTTTGTGGTCCATCTGTAAATTGAAAAGAGCTAAACGCGGCATATGCTCTTGCGGAGAAAACAGCATTTGTAGTTTTTTGAAAATTAGTAGCCACAAACTTAATTGCGTCTACCTTAGTCATACCATTAGCAACTTTATCATTAACTAAATCGTTAACGCTAAGAGCGTAAGCTTCAAGAAGTAACTTACCCATTTCTATAGCAGCAATACCATCTTTACCTAATCGTTTTCTTAGTTCTTTAATTTTTTCTTGAGCTGTGATTTCAGAGTTAGCAATTTCTCTATATATGTTTAAAATATGACCAATTTTAGCTGCTCCTTTGTTTCCTAGTTCTATTTTATTTATATCAACTTTTGCCCAAGCGGCTATAGTTTCTTCGCTAGCTTTTGTGTCTGCGGCTAAAGCTTCTTTCAAGGCTATATTTCTTTGATTATTTAAATATGCTTTACTTATTTCAACAGCCTCGTTAAACTGCTCATCTGTCATGTTTATTTGATCTGCTTTAGACAAAGGTCTACCGTTTGAATCAACAGCAGCTACAGGAGCGCCTACTATACCTCTAGCACTTCCAAGGTTCATCTCTACCATCTTTTTAAACCAATTACTGTTTTGATTTTCTACATCTAACGAAGATTGTATTTGGTACGCTGGTATAAATAAAGCAATGTTCTGTTCAAAGTTTTCTAATTGATTTAATAATTCACTTGAATCAACTATATATCTTTTTTTATATATAAGTTGTTCTAATAAATTATCATCATCTAACTTATAATCAATTATAATTTTTTTACCTTTATCATTTTTATAGAAATGCTCATCAATTAATTTAGTATCCATATCTGGAAATAAAGCTTTAAGCTTTGTGGTAAACCCTTTATTAATCGGTGTAACGTTTAAATTTTCAACACCTACTATTAAGTTTTCTTCAGAAATGTTATTTAAATCATCTACAAATAGACCAAGAGAGTTTGCTAGCTCAACATAGCTATTATTTATTGTTGCACTATTTCTAAGGTTTGGAGTAGCTCTGTCTAAAGCTTTACCTAAAGCCGCTGCTTGGTTTTCTAAATTATCATTATTCATCAAGCTTTGTACACCTGCAAACCTAGCTCTAGCTTCTTTGTTATTTTCTAAAACATCTATAGTAGCATCAAAACCTAATTCTTTACTTAAAGTTTTAGCTAAAGATTCTTTTCTACTAAGATTTTTAGTAAAGTAATCTACAAACTTATCTGAATTATACTCTTCTTTTTCTGTTATTAAATTACCAGCTGTTCTACTTTTAACTTTAGGATTTTTATCTGACAAAGCTACATTACCTCTACCTAGGTTTATCATAAACGTTTGGTAGTTGTTATTTATAACCTCTTTAGACATCTTGTTATATATAGATTCTCCGTTTATTTCTAAAAACGTAGTAAACGACTCTAGGTTTTGAGGACCTCTTTTGCCTTTTTGATGATTAAAAACATCTGTATATATTATATCATATAACATGCTCTCAAAAGCTTGTTGTAATTTCTTTTTAAATTCTATTTGATTTATCTCAGGTAGTTTAGAACCTAAAGCTGAGATTGTTTTGTCCGCAATGTCTTTGTATATAGGGTTATCTTCTTTAATGTCTAAAAGCTCAAACCAAGTTTTTTCTTGTTCTTCGCTATAAACTTCTTCGTCTAATAAAGATCCAGTGTTTGACTCATTTAGCTCATTAGTAAATTTTTCTGTAGTAGCTCTACCACTACCTAGCACATTGTTTATTTTATTATTTACTTGAGAATTAATCCAAGCAGCTAAATTATCATTTTTAGAAGGATCAAAGTTTCTAATATGTGGAATTAATTCTATTTTTGTTTCAGCTATAAAATCTTCTTGACTAAAATTTGGTAAAGCTCTTAAAGAAGAAGTTATTTTAGCTCCAATTAAATTATCTAACGTAGGATATATTCTAGCTATAACTCTATCTGATAAAGCATCCCACTCAGCTTTAGACATGCTTTTATCTGTTAACGTGTCTGGTCCTCCCATTATCCTGTTGGCCATATCATTTATTGTTGCACTATTTCTAATAGTACTACCGCTACCACTGCTGTTAGTTCCTTGGCCTGATACTCTTACCTTGTTGTTACCTAAAAATGTTCTATTGTAAGTTTTAAGAAAATTAAAAGCTTGTTCTCCAGTTCTTATATCAGAAGTATTAATAATTTCATGATCAATACCTAACCAGTATTGAAAATAATCAGTCATACTGTCAGCAAACTTTTGCCAAAACTTTTTATCTGCTCTTTCCCATGAAATATTGTTGATACCCATTTCATCACTAAAAGACGTAAAAACCTCTTGCGCGTACGCATCGCTATCTTTTCCGTGGGTTTTTTCTGCGTTTAATAATCTAGTTTTTATTCTACCAATAGTTCCTTTACTTATGTTTCTGTTTTCTACAGGTCCTTCACCTTCTTCTAAATAAGTTAAAAGCTGCTTACTTAAATCTTTAACTTGTTTCTTAGAAAAAGTTCTATCTAATATAGCGTGAAGTATTTCGTGAGATATTGCTACACTTGCTGATTTACCGCCTTCTTGAGAACTAAATAAACCACTTACAATAGACTTTTTCTGGTTTTCTAAACTTGAAATAACCCAAGTTTTTTTGCCTTTTTCGTAAGGTGTTATAAATGCAGAGTTTTGTCCATTGTTCTCTGTTAAATGATTTATAATAAAAGCATTTGCAGTTGCTTCGTTAGTTATTGAAGGAAAGTTTTTGCTTTCTATTAAATATTCTAATAATTTAGGGTCAATACTATTTATATCTATTTTACTATTACTATCTATTTGGTTTACGATAACATCACTATCTATGCCAAACATGTTTAAAATATTTGAAGCATTTGTCAAAGCACCTTGTACGTTTCTTATTTGATCATTTATAGTTTGAAAACGATTTTCATTACCTTTTTCTAAAATACCACCTGTATCAAGTATACTTTGTATTTCTCTTTCAATGTTTTTTATATTCTTACTAGCTTCAGACAGTGTAGTTTTGTTTCCAAATTTTTTCAAAAAATTTAAAGTATTATACAAATCCGCTAATCTGTTTCTTACTTTACCACTTCCTTTGATTTTTCTAGATACTTTATTATCAGTTGCGTTTGTAGCTCCTTCGTTTATTTGATCGACTACTAGCTGGTTTTCTAGCATTGCTTCGTAAGTATCAATGTCAATAGTTCCATCGCTCAAAAGTCTAACAGCCATAGCTTTGACTCTATTGCTGTCAAAATTAGAATTAACAGCAAAATTTGTTGACGCAGCTAATTCAAGAGCGGTTGCGCCTGCTTTGTTGCGGAAAAAATCATGAGTTATTTGAATTGAAGCTACGCTAGCAGAAGATCCAAAACCACCTAAAACTTCATTAGTAATATCTGTTTGGAAGTTTCCTTCTCCTGAAACTCCAATAGCTATAGCTTCACCACTTGCTTCTCCTAAAGCATCAACACCAACAACTTGGGTTGCAACTATAGCTCTTCCTACTTGTGACTTTAAAGCTACGCCTTTAGTTAGCCTTAAAGATGCCGCAGAAGTTACCAAGGTCATAGCAGCAATAGGAAGTCCTCTTTTTATACCAATACCTTGAGCTCTATCAATAACGTCTTGATCGGTAAGTAATTCTTTTATTTGCTCTGGATTTTTCCAAAATTGATTTAAATCATAACCTCTTACTTCTGCTTCTTTTTGCATTTCACCCATCATAGCATTACCCATTTCCATGTTAAAAGCAGTTATAGCCTGCCAACTCATCAAGCTGTTTTTAATTCCAGTAGCTAAACCAGCATATGTAGGTCCTTTTGTCAAGCCTGTTCCTACGCCTATAGCAATAGATGGTGCTATAGATTCTGTGGATAAACCTGTAGATAAAAACTGACCCATTGAATCAAGGAATAAGCCAGTCATAATTTCAATAGGATTTTTTGATAAAAACTGTGTTTGTTCTTGGAAAGTTGTAGCTTGCATGTATCTATCCATTTGCTCTGTAGTAAGTAGACCTTTGCTATGAGCTTGGTTTACTACTAGTCTTGCTACTGCTTCATCAATTGATTCATCGTCGGTAGCTCCATAAATAGTTCTATAAAAATCTATATTATTTTCACCATTATTAATTCCTTTTACAAAACCATTGTAAAGACCTTCTGTTACGCTTTCTGTATGTGTCCCTACGTAAGTAGTTAAGTCTTTATCGTTGACAGCTACATTTAAACCATAAGCTACAACGCCTAATTTATTAAACCCTTCGCCAACAATTCCAATTTTTTCTAAAGTTTCATTAACAACTGACATGTCTTGAACAATTTTATTGTATTCATCTAAAAACACATTAACTGAATCAGCTTCTTCTTGATCTTTAGCTATAAAACTACCATCAAATATTTTTTCAACAATTTCCTCGCCTAGCTCGGCGATCATATTGTTTTTAATTTCTTCAAACTGCATGTTTACACGCGTGTTTAAATAATTTAAGTTTTCTTGTGTAGGCTCACTTCCACTACCAGTTCTTAATCTTTCTTCGCTAAGGATTTTGCTAACTATTGGTAACGAACTAAATATCTCCGCTTGTTTATCCCAAGCTTCAGTAAGTTTAATTTTATCTTTTTCAACATTTTCTTTCATAAGTTTTTCATACTTAAGAACTATGTCTTTAGAAGCGTCCACCATTTCAAGATAAACTTCGTTGGTAGTTATTTCTGAAATTCTATCTAATTCAATTTCTGCTTCACCTAAAGTAGTGTTTTGATAATATTCAGATTGCATGCTTGCGCCATCAACTTCATCGATTCTTGTTTCTGCTCTATAAGCATTTCCTTCTGGAACACTTGGTCTTCTAGATCCTGGGCCAATATATCTAATTGTTTCTCCTTCTGCGGTAAATCCTTTACTGCTAATAGGATTTCGTTCAAAGTATTCACTAAAAAATGGATTATTAGTAAGCTTATCAATTTGCTCTTGGTCGTAACCTTCAAAAGTATCATTAATAATTAAACCTTGATCTCTAATAGTAGGAAATCTTATTCTCTCAGCTCCAATTATAGAACCTTTAACAAAATCTGAGTTATAACCTTCAGTAGGGTAATAAGCTGCGTATTTTTTATTAAACTCTTCTATATTTTTTTTAATTATATAATCTGACGTATTTTCATCTTTATAAAAAAGATCATCTGCAGAAGATTGATAAACATTGTCATAAATATCGTTCCATTGAGTTATCATTTCAGTAATTAAAGCAGTTTTATTTGCTAAACTATCTTTTTTGTCTTCTAAAGCTTTAAACTTATTCCAATCATAACCTTTGTTTGCAAAAACAACCTGTTGTACATAGTCTAAAAATCCGCCGCCATCTGGATCTGTATTAAAAGCAGTACCAAAATCATTTATTAAATCTAAACCTGTTTCTGATTTATATTTAATAGCTTCGTTAAATTTTTCCATCATTTGGCTTACGTTCCAGTTTTTCATTTCTGGATTGTAAGACGGAAAATCACCTGAGGCGGTATCTAATTCTCCAGTTTCAAAATTATATTTTAAATTTGATTCTTGTAAAAATTGTTGATCCCAAGTAAGTTTTGAATTAGGATCAATGCTTGGTGATGGAAATGTAAAAGGCATTAACTCTCTTACCTCTGTATTATCACCTTTTATAGAATTAATTAAATCTATATTAGCATTATCTTTTAATGGTAGATTAGATTTTACACGCGCAGGAACAGGTTTTATTTCTGTAGGAGAGTCCAAAGTAATATCCAGCGACTGTGACTCCGATGATGTCGATGGAATTGGCTTTCCCACGTTAAGATCTATATTTAAATCTTTAACAATTTTTTTCTTTTTAAAGCTTTCTTTTAATGCTTTAATCTGCTGATCAGTGTCGGTAGCTTTTTCTGATACCAACCTTGCTCTTAAGGCGTTAATTTGTTTTATTTGTCCTAATGTTAAATCCATAGTATTTTTTTATATTCCTGCGGCTAGTTTTTTAAGCATTTTTTCATGATCGTTGTATTGTTCTTTTGTAATATCCTTATCTTTAAGCGCTTGTTCTACAGATTTCATTTGTTCATCAACAAAATCTTTTCTTTTATTCATCATTGATTTTTTAAAAGCAGTTTTTTCAGGTGATAGTTTAAGCTTGTCGTAAATATAATTCATTAATCTAAAAGGATTTTCTTCAGCATCAGATGGAATCATGCTAAAATCGTCAGTTCCAGTTTTAATATAAAATCTACCAGCTACAGCTTTTGCTTCTTGACCTGTTGCCTTGTAATAATCGTTCATTTTATCAGAATTATAAACAAGATCAAAAGATTTTCCAGGTATAGCGTTTTGCATTGCGCTAGCTATAGCATCTTCACCTACATACTCTTTTATAGAGAATGTTGAGCTAGTATCGTCAAATACATAGTTTTCAATTATTTCATTAACTCCTTCAGTGTAAACTGTACCTGTTTGAACTTCTTCTTGATTTGCTTGTCCACTGTCTTCTAGCCAATTACTAGTTTCTTCAAATCCTTTAAGAGGTTTAAATTGTCCAGGAACACCTGTGTCTTCAACGAATCTGTTTCTATCAAAATAATTTTTAAGTATATACTCTTGTAAATATTTTTTTGCACTTTTATATTCATCACTTAGTTCTCCTTCGCTGTTCAATCTTTTAAATTCTTTATACCTAGGGTCATCAATGTCTATGTCTCTCATGCCTCCTCCAGTAATTTCGCCATTAAGACCAAACTCTGTAGGCATCCAATCAGCGTATAAAGAAGCCATACTAGTCCCTTGGTTCATCATAGTGTCTAAAGCAGTATAACTAGCGCTGTTCATATATTCAACTAAATCGTTTATATTATAATAATTTACATTTTTTTTACTTTTATCAGGAGTTAGTTTAAATCTTCCACCTAGGTTCTTTAATTGCTCTGCTAAAGCTTCAACACCAAATGTAGGGTCGTCAATGTTTAAAGCTTCTATAACAACGTTACCACCTTCCCCTTGTGCATTACCAGTTTTTTCTAACATAGAGGCATACTCTTCAAGGTTTAAAGTATAATTCCAGTCTTTCATTCCTCCTTTTCCATCATCAATTTGTCCTTTTCCTACTAAAGCCATTTTACCATTTAAGTTTTGCAAAGTAACACTCCCAGAATCTTTATAAAGTTCGTGGAATAATTGCTGCATCTCTGGGTTATTTAATTTAGAAAGTTCTCCACCATTTCCATTAGGTCCTAAATTTCTAAACATCATGGTAGTTGTTGCTAAAGATCCTCTTATTTTTGCATACGATTCAAGCTCTCCTTCTATTGTATTAGTCATTTTAGCAGCTTCAACAGGATCTAATTTTCCTGTTTCTACTAGTGTTTTTATATCATAAATAGTATTAGCTCTTTGTGTAAAATATTCTTTAACGCCATCATCAAAACCAGTAACATCTACGTCCATGTCACCTAGTTTTTTAAAAGTATCATAAGTAGTTGTAGCCTGTGAAGCGTTAAAAAGTTTTTGGCTTTCACTTAATGCCACAGGTTTAAACTGACTAAAACCCTTAGCTATTTTATCTATTACATCTTGATTATACGTTGATATTACTTGATCTCCCATTTTTTATATTTTACTTATAATAAACCACCTAAGCCTTGAAGTAATCCACCAGCTGCGTTCATAGTGTCTTGAGCAGCTCCTGCTTGATTATTTTGTGCGTTATTTAATTGTCCTAAAGCTATACTCATATCGGTATTAGCTCTATTTTCTACTAACTCTATTTCAAAAGCATTTCCTGCAGCCTCAGCTTGTTGCATTCTTTGGCCTTCGCCTATATTTATAGCTTGTATTCTTGATTTTTCTTGAGTTTTAGCTACTTGTAATTGTTGATCACCTTGTGCTCTTAGTTTTTGGTTTTGAGCTTCTTGAACCTCTAGACTAGCTGAAACACCTTTTTTACTTCTTAATGCTGCTTGTGCTAAAGCAGTTGCCCCACCAGCACTTGCGCCACTAGATCTTAAAGCATCTAGCGTATTAGCTAAAGCAATATCGGCTTCTTCGGCTTGCATCTCTGCTGCTTGTGTTGCTACTCCTAAGCTTTCAAATGGATTAGACATCATGTCAGATAAATCAGTTGCCATGCCTGATAGATTAGATGTAACTCCTTCGTAAGGATTTGTTACTGCTGACCTAGAGGCTCTAGCTGAGTCTACAGCCGCTTGTGCTATTCTTTGTTGTTCTTCAAAAGCTTTTCTTCTTTTATTAGAACCTATTAATTTCATTCCAGTAGAGGCGAGGCTCATTAATGCTCCAAATGGTGCCATATATTTATTATCTTAAGTTATAGGTTGCGCCTACAGAGAATATTCTTTTAATCCCGGTAGGTTCTGTTGTTGTGTCTGTTTTTAGTGTTACATTTAAATAATAACCTTTTGTACCTGTTAAAGAATTACCATAAATAACTTCATCAATTTGAGGTGTTGTAGCGTTTTTAATGCTTGCAACATATTTGTTTTGTTTTCTATTAAAACCTGCATAATATTGTATACCACCTTCTTCGTAAGCACCTTCTACATAGCTATAGATTCTTGACGATGTATCCACATAAGAAGTCCAAGTAGCTCCATCATCATCTGTGTCGGCTCCTGTTGATTCTGTAGTTAACGATGTAACTTCCCACCCGCTACTACCTTGGTAATTAAGAGTGTTAAAGTTTTTCATTTTAATAGCATCTGGATTTATTACAATTTCTAATTGAGAGTTTCCGCCCGATGATCCATAAAACTTATTAGGTTGTTGTGGGTTTTGATAGTGTAAAAACACTTGATCAGTAGTAGTAGAATAAAACTGTCCTTGCATACTAAATATAAAGCCAGGAGTATAACCATAGAAACTAGTCCAACCATTAACTCTTTCGTCAAAAGACAAAGTTTGGCTAGAGCTTGTTGTTGGTTGTAGTGACAACGTATAGTTTTGATTATATATATCGTAACCACCTACAGCTTTTCCTGTATCACCCACAAGGCTTAGTTGATCTCTAAAAAAGTCAGACATACCGTAATTAGATATTTCTGTTATACCGTCGTTAGAAAGCCTAAGAACAGCGTTCCTGTCTACATCAGTAAAGTATTTTCTAGTTCCATATACCGCAAAGCTTTCTGGATTTCTACTTATACCAAATTCACCTACGTAAGGTATAATTTGTCCAATAACTAAGTTAGCGCTTGTGGTTAATGATTGTCCTTCGGCAGAGTATATAGCGTCTTTGTCTATTAATGCTCTATTAACTTTTCTTTCTTGAAATATAATTAAGTTAGTGTCTTCAGAATATAGTTTTTGTATAGAACCATTTATAGGGTCTACACTTCTTATAATTTCTTCAGCTACGCTAAATTGATTTGTTTGATTTACACCTGTTCTAGAATTGAATACTCCAGAATATATAAGAGAGTTTGATCTTGTTGATTGATTAGAAGTATCTTCTACTATATATGCCTTAACTCCAAAATCTACAGTAGTGTTGTTGTAACCACCTCTTATTCTAGATTCTTCTATATACCAGTCGCTAGCAGCAATCAAACCTGTAGTCACCGGCTCTGTATTGGCTGGCACTTGTGGTAGTTGCTCGCTTGCTAATCTCTTTGCCCAAAAGGTGTTAAAATAACTTAATTCTATGGTTACACTCATATTATATTATTACTTGTTTTTTATATTTATTACAAAGGTCCTAAGTTACATTGGCTACCATAACCAGGTGTTGCATCACCAAATAGTACAGTAAACTTTGCATCTGTAGAACAAGCTGGCGTACCACAACGAGGTCCACTTAATGGCGTTGTTAGCACTCTGTATTCTCCAGCAGCATCAAACTCATAAGTAAAAGAACCTGTATTACCTGGTATCACTGATTGAATTTGCACAGCGCCTAATTGTGTATTAGCTGGTCCAGCTGTTACTGTTGCGGCTGTTGTTGCTGGTCCCCAATTACCACTACTTGCTGCTCTATATTGTATAGTAAAATAACCAGATACCTCACCGTTAGTAGAACAAGCTCCGTTAACTGGGTTTACTATTCTAGGTATAATATACATTTGAGCGCCTAAATTTAAACCTCCATTAGAAGTTGATGTTCCAGCACTTAAGTTATACTGTCTCGCAACATTGTAATAAAAAGTTGTTCCCCATATTACTCCACTGTAAGAAGGTAAATTTCCAGTAGGTGTAAGACTTAAGCTATTTCTAAAATGAAATTCTCCTCCGCCAGTACAACTATAATTAAAAGTATTAGAACCACCTGATCCATTATTTAACTTTAATCCATTACAAACAGCTTGGTTTACATGCTGAGCACCAGCTGTAAAAGATAAACTACTTGTACCAAATAAGAAGCCTACACCAACTTTATTGCAATCATATGCTCTTACTTGAATTGTATAAGTTTTATTTAACACCATTGTCTTTCCGCTTTTCACAGCTAATAAACCAGGAACTACCGCGCCATTTTTTATAGCATTTATTTCAAAAATATCTACAGCACCACTTCCATCAACTTGAGTATGTATTTCATATATTATTTGTGATCGTAAGTTTGTTGAGTTAACATCAACCGAAGAACCGTTTTCAGCTATAAAACTAGTTGTTTGAGTTAAACTTCCAAGTGAAGTTTCCCATAATATATAAGTATCGTTTACTTGAACTAATCTATCACCGTCTAACGATGGGGTTCCTATTGTTTTAGATAGAGGAAAACGAGAATTATTTGCTATGGTGTTAGGAGGAGCAACGTTTGTTAAAGACACTGTTTGTGAAACAGTGCTATTGTAAGTAGCACCACCAGTTGGCGTGTAAGTTACCGCGTATGTTATTTGATACACATTGTCTTGAGGCGAATTTGTTCCATACCAAAAAGTTGCACTAGGTCCGGTTTTTAATTCGTAAGTATAATCTCCAGAATCTTGTACTATGGCAAAAGGAACTGCGTTTGTTACATTAACAGTACCATTATTAGAATACACACTAAGAATTGTAGCAGATATAACACCAGTTGATGGTGTTACAACTGTTCCACCTCCATCTTTAAATGACCAAGCAGCGTCTATTGTTCCGCCAGCAGCTAAGGTTTCTGCAAAAGTAAAGCTTAGTTCAGTTGTAGAAGTTACACCTGGGTCTTGAGTACTTATTGTTGTGTTAAAATCCGGTAAATAACCAGAAGAGCTAGTCTCCCAGAATATTGCTAACAAAGATTCTGTAGGATCTGTTTCAGCTATAGTTAATACAGAACCAAAAGAATACCTAACACCGTTTGTTACACTTGCAGGAGGAACAATATATTGCTCATTAGTACACACAGCGCCTACAGGATTTGTTGTTAAAGCTCCCATAGATATCTGAGCTATAAGTGGATTATTTTCTAAATTATAAAAAGGAGCTGCTAGTAAACCATTACCATTAGATTCACCAGGACCTATCCCCCAAGGAATTTTACCATTACCTGCTTGAGAAAATACTGAACTGCTACCAGTTTGTATCACGTCATTGTAAGTGCCTTTTGATCTACCTGATATAAAAGGAATAGCACAAAGCTCTCCGTCTATCATGGTTTGTATGTTTAAAACAGTATCTCCTTTGTTTCCTGGAAAGTATTGTATATTATAAGGGCTAGAGTTGTAATGATCTCCATTTGTTCTGTAAAAAATATCTGGATTATTTACTCTGCAATAAAGTTTAGTACTACTAGTATATTGAGTTTGATTAGGACCAACCTCATTTAAATCTCTAGGTATTTTATTAACGTTATCACCAAATAAAGGTGTAAAATAACTAATGTTTCTTTCTAAATCTGTTGTAATAGGATAGCCATTTACAAAACCGGGCATGTAAACATTGTAATAATCTTGTTCTTGTTGCTTAACAACTATCTTATACGAAAACCAACCTAAAGGATTGTTACTACTATTAAACCAACCAGGTTCTCCTGTTTCATAATTTCTAAATTGTGCTCCAATAGACTCATTAAAAGTAACACGAAGAGCATCTCCTATCCAAGAAAAAGTTTGGCCGTTAGCTATTTCATCCGCCTCTGTATAAGGATGAAAAACCGTAGAGCCTGAAGACCCTAAAACATTGTCATTACTAGATAATATAACATCTGATTGTCTTCCGTACATATCTGCTAAAACTATACCTACTTGATAGGTTCTGTTTTGTTTTAAAGAACTGTTTGGGAATTGAGTAAAATTATCAAACACAATTGATTTTTGCTGTGCAGAAGTATTGTAATTTATACTGTCTGGCGCGGTATGATTATCTACAAAATTACCATAAGTAACTCTATTGCCAGTAACCTCTTGGCTTAAAGCTCTTATAGGAACTCTATCATATACTCTCACGGTTTGAGACTCTGGTAGTGTTTTATAAGGTTTGCTAGACTCGTAGTTATAGTCGTAAAAATATTGATTAACATCTCCTTGAACAAAATCTTCATAAGCAGTATATGTGAAATTTATATTAGAACTCAACGAGACAGTGTCTAAAACTTTAACAGACAAAGCATCAGATTCTTTATATAATATATCTATGTCGCTAATTAAATAATAAGAATTTAACAAAGTTCTATTAGATATAACACTTTGATTCATCTGTCTAGGTATAGGTATTTTTAAGTCAATACTATCTATATTGTTTTCAAACCAAGCTAAAATAGTAGACTTGTAGGCTGATTCCATGTCTTCATCAGAAGTGTCTTGGCCTAATCCAAAAAACCCTTTTTGCTTTGGTATAAACATTATTTGAGAAAACGGAGCCATTAATGAATACTCATTGTCTTCAAATTTAAATCTATAACTAAACCTTACGTATCTTCCTTCTAAAAAAGCAGGATTACCCTTCCACGTAGAGTTATAATCAGGGTTGTTACCTATAACAAGTTTGTTGTTTGCTATCAATGTGTTTGTTACATCTAAAGCAATAGTAAAACTACCACCTACTCTAGCTACAGCTTGTATAACGCCTGTGTTTGCTGGTACTACGCCCGCGCCAGTGGATATTTTAGCTGCATCAGTACTACATGTAACTAACATACCTATAACAGGATCTTTAAAAGTAGAGCCAGGCACAGCAGCAACAGTAATCAAATCTCCTACAGCCCCACCAGCTACACTTGTAACGTTACCAGTAAAAAAATTACTAACGTACTCTTTTTTCTTATTAGTCATTGAAGGCCTGCTAAAATCTAAATACGTTTGATTAGGTAGTGCGGAGCTAGGACCTGCTGATACTTTTATTGTAGTAGCAAATACTCCAACAACATATATTATATTAGTTATTAAAATAGTACTATTATTCTTGTCTTTAACGGTAACTATATCACCAACTTGTATTCCTGAGGTATTTTTTACAGCCCAAACGGTATCTGAAGTATTAACAACCCCGTCAGTGCTAGATTGAACTCTATTCATGGCAACTATAGGTTGATAAGGATAATATTTTGCTACAGATATTTGAGGCTCGTATTGATATTTAGTAGGGCTAGAAGCACCTGTTGGATTAGCGTTGGCTACGTTGATTTTTCTAGGTTGATTTTTATTGTCAGTCCAGAATAATAAAGTTTCTATTAAATTTATACCATATATAGGAAATCTTTTGTCAAAATTTAAAAAATGACCTTCAACTAGTTTTACAGCTGGCGCTGTTGAAGATGTGCTTAAATCTAATTGATGTATAAAACATTTGTCAGTTGACAAAGCTCTTTGGTTATTGTCTGTGCTAGTGAACGTTGTTGAAAATAGATATATAACCTTGTTAGTATTGTCTACATGTGTTCCAATTATTTCTAATGAAGTGTTAGAATCTAATTCTTGAACCAGTCGTGTTGTGCCTGGAATTTGCTCAAACTCTCCAACGGTTGATCCTTCTGATCTACTTATTTGCAGGTTTAAAGCTCTTCTATATTCTCCTTTAGGAAGAATTCTAGCGTCTAAGTCTTGATTCATTTTGCTTTTTAGAAAAGCATTAGTAACTTCTGCCATTTGTTAGTTTTTAAGCCATTTAGATTTACCTCTCATAACTTGAGTAATTTCATCAAGCTTAATGTTAGATAATCTAATTTTTGCATTTCTTAATTTAGCGCTTCTTTCGCGCTTATATCTTTGTACTATATACTCAGGTACATTCATTCTACTACCTAGCACAGCATGATTTATATGTGCGTACATTGCATCCTCAGCCATTTTAGGTACTCTAGTATCTAAATCACTTGCTAAACCATCTGATATATACTCTATAACTATAAGCTGATTAGCTAAGTTACTAGAAAAATTAAAAGTTCCATTAACTTCATTTATAGTAAACCATCCATTTTTTTGAGTAGTAGCAGGGTCCATTCCATATCTTTGACCTAGTTGCTCTACCCACCAATCAGGATAATAACTTTGTGGAAAAGTGTTTGTATTAAAAGCACTGCCAACTGGGTACTCTTGCCAAAGACCTGTTATTAATCTTGTGTTAGCTCTACTCCATAATTCAGTAGTAGTATCAGGAACCTGTGTGTTATTACCATTAGAATCTTGTATTGGTTCCCCTAGACTATCCTGCGTTAAAGCTTTAGGATTTATTGTTAAATTGTTTGCTGGATATATTATATGCTTAACACCAATAGCGTCTATATAAGAAAACCTTACATAATTAACGTAGTCTTGAGGAATAATAAGAGAAAGGCTTGGCGGTATTTGAAGCTCTAAAGCTTTAACACTTTTTAAAGTGTCATAACTAAACTCTTGTAATCCACGTTTAGCATGAAATACAACGTCTGTTCTTTTTATGTTAGGTATTAATTTATCTTGACCAACATAAGCCATCAAATAATTATTAACTATATCACTTATCTTTATATACTCATAACCACCGTAGTTATTATCAATAGCCGCAGTTCTTAATTGAAGCATTAACCATGTGCCTGCTGGAATACCATTTGGAACATTAACTATATTACCTATTCTTAAGTTGTAAGTAAATAAAGGATTAACATTTGTATTATAAGCTGTCCATGTAGCTCCAGCATCTACGCTTATCTTTAAGTCAACATTGTTTAAAGGATATACTTGAGCTGCTGGATTATCGCTTTGTATTATTAAGTCTGTATTAAAAGTACTTTGAAAAGTTGTAGTATTATTGTTCTGGGTAAATAACTGTGTTCCCGCGTAGTATTGTAAGTTAGTTTCTTGTATTAGTCCCATTTATTAGCTTTTATCATTGATTTGTTCTTGTTGCACTTGTTGAGCCATCATCTGTACTAGATTAGGATCTTGTAAAATAACACCTGAATAAGTTAATATTTGTAATATAACGTTTGTTTGTTCTGAATCATGCAATTCAAACTGAGTAGACAATGTTGGATTATATAATAATTGGCCAACAGTTCCAGCAGTAGAACTCCATACAACGTTTGAAGGTTTTTTTATGTAAGAAACTTGTATTGGACTAGTATTGTTAGTAGATAAACCAGGTATTATAGTAGTAGGATATACGTATATTTTTTGATCTTCAAACAAACAAGCTGGATAAGATGTAGTAGGTGCTACTAAAGGTGCTTTTTTAATTAAATACCATTCGTTTCTATCCATTAATTGAAGTTCTGTAACGTCGTTATATATAACTGTACCTAGTCTATAAAAATCCATAGCATACAAAGATATAGATATTGCAGCCGCGTTAGCGGGTGGAGTTGTAAATGTTACCGTGAGTAGTTGGTTGTCGTAAGTCCAGTTAAAAACTTCAACACCAGCTACAGTTACTTTAACTTGAGAATCTATAGAACCTAAAAGAGTAGTCCATGGTGCTCCTACAACAAAAGCCGTTAACGTTCCGTTACCTGTAAAAGCTTGCGCAGGTACTAAAGGAGTATCTATAGCAGTAGGTAATTCATAATAACCTCCTACATTATTATATGTAGAGGTTCTAATTTTTTTAAAAATGTCAATTTTAGTAGAAACGTTTTTGAATCTATCACCATACTCAGTTTCGTTTTGAGGAACTCTTATTTGCTGACTAAGATCGTTAGCGTAGTTTTCAAATATCCCTAATTGAACTTGTGTAGCTACTCTATTGAACTCGTCAGGTGTCATATACCCTCTTTGTTGCTGGTTAAGTATTAATAAAACTGTTTTGTAAACAGTGTCCACGTTTATTGCCATTTGTATTTTTTTATTATAATATTGGGCCCGAGTGAACGAGCCCTATATTAGTATTACAGATTATGATAGTTTTTTCTCTATCATTTTAAAAACTTCTACGCCTTCGTCTGTTTTAAACCATGCAGCTAAAGCTGAGTATGGGTTTTCATCATAAGGTATAGTTAGTAATTTTCTATCATTACTAGCCCATAGAAATTCTCTTTGGTTTTGAGAAAGTTTAATTATTCCATTTTCTCTAGCCTTGATTCCAAAGTTTCTTAATTGAACGTTTTCATCGTTAGCTAAATCAATAAATAATCTAGGATTCTTTTTAGCAAATAATAATACATCTCTTCTTAATTCTTTAGATGTTAATTCATTTACTCCGCTTCCTTGCTCTACTCTAAGTATAGCTTCCGCGTGCTCTATATCTATATCTCTTGCTCCATTTAATGCTACGATTTCTAACTCTAAATCTACAAGTTCATCTTTAGCTTCTTCAACTGGTTTAAACTCTGTGTATCTAGTGTCTTTACCTGGGTGATATAATGATAATAGTTTTTGTAAGTTTTGCATTTCTTTAGGAACTACTAAGGCTCCGTCTTGAAATACAATGTGTTGCAAAGTTACTTCTCCTTTTTGATCTTCTACAAAAGGCGAGGCCTGATTTGTAGCAAACCTAATTGTTTTTTGCACACCTGTTATTGGGTCAAAATACATTAAAGGATATCTTTGTGTATGTTTAGATGGTAAAGTGTAAGTTAAAGGAGTTTTTCTCCCTACTAAAAAATACTTTCTATCTTTAAGTTCCCAGTTATCTTCTGGGTGTGGTACTTTTTTTTGTACTGGTTGCGCTTGAACTTTTGGTCTCTCAGCTACAGCCTCTTGTGTTTTTGCGTTTTTCGCCATGATATAATATAATAAAAGTTAGTAAAAATAAGAGTAACAATTACCCCCGTAGTTTTTACGAGGGTAACTATTACAATAAATATTAAGCAGTAAACAATACGAAATTGTTTGCAGCTTGTGTACATAGACATCTTTCAGATAAGAAAGAAACTTGCATACTATCTGAAGTGTTAGTGTAAACACCACCAACAGAACCAGTAATCCAAGATTTCATTCTTCTATCGTCAGCCTGTGAAGCTCTGTATCTAACATGTAAGAACGGTCTACGTATGTTTGTACCAAGTAATTGGTCATAAACAGTAGAAGTTCCTGCAGGAATTAATACACCATCAATGTTATCACCAGACGTGAAGTTCGTAGAACCACCTCTAGTAGAAGCATCGTTTAAGTATTTCCAGCTAGTTTTGTAGAAGTCATAAGAACCTCTTCTGAAACCAGAAAAACCTAGGTTAAGCGCCATTTCTTCAGAGTTTTCAAATACACCGTAAGATGTACCTCCAGCTCCGTAAGAATTTTGCTGTGCTAACATGTTGTCAAACTGTAATTCTGTAGCTCTATCTAAGAAAAGCATGTTTTCTTCAATAGCACCTTGAGAATCTAAGTTCATTAAGATATCATCGAAATCTTGTAAAGATCCACCGAATCCTGCCATAACGTTTCCTCTTGTGTTGATAGCAGAGAATAAACCTTGCGTACCAGCACCTTGAACAGCAGCTCCAAATCCAGAAGCAGCAGGTAAATTACCAGCTACAGCTTGATTAAGGAAAGATAGATCAGTTCCACCACCACCAAAAGATAGTGCTCTTTCACCTTCTACCATACTCATTTCTAAGTAATCTTCGAATCTTAATCTTGTTTCTCCTTCAGCTTTTAAGTACCATAAGAAACCAGAAGTTCCATCTTCAGCAGCAACTTCAACCCAACCGATTTGAGCAGTATCAGATCCACTAACTTGGTAGTTAGATTTGATAATGATCGGAGCGTTAGAATATTGTGTAAATGAAGGTTGGATATTTTCCGTAGATCCTAATGTACCTTTTGCAAATTCAGAACCGTATACAAATAGCTTTAATCCAACAAGACTTAGTCCTATTAAAGAAGCAGCATCGTAAGGGTAAACATCCACAGAGTTTACACCACCAGCACCACCAGCAGCCGCAGCGCCAACAGCTCCAACAAATCCGTGAATAGTAGCTCCTGGTTTAGAAGGATCCATTATTACAACAGTCATGTTAGTTGCTAGTACATTAGTTATGCCAGCTACAGCGCCAGGATTAATGTTAACTGTAAAGTTATTCGCTAAACGAGAACACCCGTCGTACGATATATGTAATCTATTTTGTTCAGACCAGATTACTTGATCAGACGTCATTGGCATTTCAGCACCTACCATTCTTAAGAAACCTCCAAGAGTACGATTACCGTATCTTTCTATTTCAGCTTCATAAATTTCTGGTAAATATTGTTGTGCGAACGTCCCACCGCCAGCGGCGGAGTTAAATTGTAGATAATTTGAAGATAAAGCCTGCGCTGTTGGCGAAGGAATCAAATTACCAAATTGAGGAGATAATACACCCATAATTTTTAATTTTTGTTTTAGTTAAATTTTCTTGTTTTTATTTTCAGTCTTGAAGAATCTTGACCTGTTACTGCTTTAACTTTTAATCCTCCAATATAAACTTCACCTTTTGGAGTCTCTCTTACTTCGGTTTTTATATTCTTAGAATTAGCTACGACAGATTTTACAGCATCTGCTCTACCTTGCTCATAAAAATGTTGAGCAATAGTATCTGCATTCTCTGCAGCGTACATAGCCTTGTGGTAACCAGCGTGATTGTTTACATTACCTTTGTCATCCATAAATTTAGACACTAGGTTTTTTAAACTACTTTGCTTTTTAGCAATTTCATCAGGATTTTTAACTCCATACCTAAACTTTTTTTCCCCAACTTTAAAATCAAAACCTTTGAAATCATCAGAGAACAGTTGTTTAGTTTTAGACTTAAACTCTTCATGGTTCTTGCTAACCACTTTTTGTTCTTCACTATATCGATTAAAAAAATCCACAGCTTTAGTTTGCTCTTGAGTAACGCCCGGTCTCAACTTGATCTCGTCGTAATATTTACCTTTTAAGTCTTCTAAAAATCCATGGGCTTTTGCAACCTCTTCTTTAAATGCGAGTTTTTTTAATTTGATGTCTCGCTGTTCATCAGTATCTTCGTCATAATGAAAGTTTTCTTCCATTATAAAATCTATTTCTTCATTGTTTAAATGAGGTTTAGATTTTTTATAATATTCTTTTAATAAAGTACTACTGTCTACTTTTGTGTAATCAGCATTTAACCTTGTGTAGTCTTCTATACTGCCACCAGTTTCTTTCATGAAGTCTACTAGCTTTTCTACGTTCTCAGGTAAAACTATTTCTGGTTTTGATTCTATTATAACCTCTTGCTTAATAGGTTCTTCTTCTTCTGTTACATCTTTAATAACACTAGGTTCTTCTTCTTTAGTTTCCCCTATAACTATTACTTCTTCCTCAATAACATCAGGTTTTAATTCAATCTTTGTTACTTCTTGTTTTTTCTCTAAGCCTTTAACCTCAGGTTCTAACGCTGTAACCTTTATAGGTTGTTCGTCTGTTTTTTCGATTGGTTCTTTAATTTCTTCTTTACTTTTTAATAAAGATTTTTTAATTTTTAAAGATCCTTTTGTTTCTTTTTCTGTTGACATGATAAAATATTATATAATTATTAATAAAATTATCTAGGAGCAAACTGCTCTAGATTCATTCCTCCTCCAAGGGTGTCATTACCATTAGATTCAAAATTCTTAGGTAATAAGTCATTTTTTCTTTGACTTATCATTTCACTTTGTTGTGTTGCTTGTATTCTAGTACGTTGATCTTTACGATCTTCTATCTTAGCTTCTTTTTCATTCATGGTTTTGTTTTGAGCTTCTGTTAACTTTATGTTATATTGAAACTCTAGTTCCATAAGTTCTTTTTTTATTATTGCTTCTTGCTCTAGTTTAGCTATTTCAAAATTAGATTTTCCTTGCTCTAACTGAAGCTTAGACTGAGTCATTGCTTCATTTTTTTGAACCTCTGCCATTGCAGCTCTTTCTGATGCCTCAGCGTTAGCGTTAGCTTGAGCTTGGATATTAGCTTGGTTCATTTCTTGATCTTGCTTCATTTTAACTTTACGCTTAACTTTAAGCATTTGGTTAGCTAGCTTAAGATTTTTTATTTGACGTATGTCTATAGCGTCTTCTAAAAATATTTGACCAGACTGTAAAGCCACCTGTATGTTTTGCTCTAACATTGCCTTTTCTTCTTCGTCAGGTTCTAGTTCTAAGTATATGCCAAATTCAAATAAGTTTAGGTCTTTCATTTCTTGTAAGCTACCTACATTGTAGTTGCTAATAGAATCTTTTAAACTTTGAGCAAGCATATCATACTCTAAAACGTCTGCTATTTTTAGTGATATATTTTCTGCTATTTTAACAGTTAAGTAAGAGCTAGCTTGTAGTATATGTCTAGTGGCTACATTAGAGTTAGCAGCTGCTAGTTTTTGTATACCTACTAAAGCGTCTTTATCAGGCATACTACCATCTCTAGCTTCGTTAAGCCCTGTTACATCACGTATCATTTGTAAGTAGTAGTTATAAGTACCTATAAGTGACTGTATTTTTCCATTAGCGCTAGAAGTTTGTAATTCTTGAATAGGTATTTTACCTCTATTAGGATCTCCGTCTTGCGTAAGTGATCTACCTACTATAGAACCTGTTTGAAAATACATGTTTAATGCTTCTTGAGGATTATAGTTTGTACCATTACCTAAATCAACTTCAGCCAATCCATCAACGTCTACAAACACGCCATCTGGAACCATACGAGCTAGCACTTGCTGTAACTTTAAATGAGTTAATTGAATCATATCAGCAAAACTTATACATTTACTAACTAAAGATTCAACTCTTCCTCTGTACATCCTAGGAGCTGATATTTGATAATTCATATTTACTTTAGTCATGTTAGAAGTAGGTCTTGTCATATTTTCTGCAAGTTTCCATTCTAACATATTCTCAATACCTAATATCTTAGCACCAGTATATAAAACCTCTATTGATCTACCTATTCTTTCAAAATTGTCGTTTGGCGGTGGAGCAAAAGTATCTGGTTTTTCTAAAGCTTTTTCTAAACCTTGATCTGTATATTTAATTTTAAATATTTGATTATTGTAAGTCTTGTATTCAAAAAATAACACTTGCACTATTTCAGGTCCTTCTCCCCAGTTTCTTAAATAGTTTTGAGTACCTGGAAATTTTTGTATCTTTTCCATTTCTTCTTCTGTAAGATTAGGAAATTGTTTTTTAACTTCACCCATAGTTAAAGACTTAACTTCTCCTACATAGTATATATCTTCAAAATTAGGATCTTCTGTATATGAATAAACTAAAGAAGCAGGATCAACGTATTCTACTTTTATTCCATTAGCAGGGTTAAAATTAGTTTTAACACAAGATATACCTAACACTACCAAGTCTTGAAGTATTCTTTTTCTAGTTTGCGTGTATTTGTTTTGTGCTAATATATTTGATATAGCTTCTTCTTCTGCTATTTCTATAGACTGCTTGTAGCTAAGTTGCATATGCAAATCTAATTCTTCTTTGTTTTCAGGTAAGTTTTCTGGATCAGCACTAGTATAAAGATTTAAATCTAATTCTGATTGAGCTTTTTTTAAAAAAGATCTAGCTTGTATATCTCTTAATATAGCTTCAGCATATGTAGTTCTTTTCTTTTGTGACTCAGGATCTTGAGCATAAGCTTTTACGTCATAGTCTCTTTGAGACATACCATTAACTACAATATCTACAAACTTAGATATAATAGGTATTGGCTTCCAGTCTAAATTTAAATAAGACATGTCTCCATTTATAGATAATTCATCTTTATATTTTTGTACTGACTGCTCTCCTCTTGAGTATAACCTTCTAGTGTGATACTGTTGATAATTAGTCATAAACCTATCTCCGCCTCTATTATTACGAAACCACTCGTTCTCTATAGCTCTTCCAACTTGAAGTCCATATTCCCATGTGCTTTTCTCTTCATCAGGTACTACTTGATTTGGAAACGTGCTGTTGTAATTAGTTGTAATCATCTATTTTATTATTTTTGAAAGTACTCCTTTGTTGTCATATGTTGTAAATCCTAAAGAAATTTTTTCTCTAATTAATTCATTTATTGGTCTATACTTATTTTTATTACATGCCATAATAGCTAAACCTGAACTGATTGACGCATCGTGTTTTGTTCTATTGTTTATATCAAAAGAAGCCCAGTCTTCTAGAGTTCTTTGAAAATATATATCACCATGACCATCACCTAAAAAACCAACATAACTTTCTATGTAAGTTTCTATTGCCGCGGCATGAGCTTGTTTAATGTCTTCACTTGAATTAGGTATTCCACCTATTTCTCTCTCTGTTACTGATAATTTATTATAAAGTTTATCAGGTCTATTAATAGAAAATTTTCTATAACCTCTTCTTTTAAAATGATATAAAAGTCTAGGCTTATTATTTTCACATAATATAGGCATACCGTAAAACACACAAGCCATAAGCACTTCTTCAAAAAATATTTCAGCGGTTTGTGGTCTTGCTATATATTCTAAGAAAAAAGAATTATAAGGAGCATCTTCCATACTAAACTTAGTTAAACCATGTAAAGATCCATTAGAACCTTTACCATCTACAGTACCTGATATATCATAACTATCACAACCAAAAGCTCCTATATGTTCATTACCTGGAGATTTCATACCGTTTTTATTTATAACTATATTTTGTAGTCCTACGGGTGGAACCCAAGATATTTTAAATCTTCCGTTTCTATCTGGTATAAATATAACTTTAGTGTCTTTTATTCCTCCTTCCCATTGGAAGTTACCAGTAGTAACTAGGTTTGAATTTTTTAAGTCTTCGTTATAGTCTATTTGTTCGTATATTTTAGTTAAATTAAATAAAGATTGTTTAGACTCATCTCTAAACGCGTGTTTAGTTGTGCGTGGAAATTGTCTATAAAATTCATTTAATCCATCTTGATCATCTTTAAGACCTTCTACTTCATTATCCCAGTATTGTATTACACCTAGTTTAATTTTTCCACCATGTGGCCCGAAAACTGGTTTAGGCGGTGTGTCGAAGACAGGTAAGCCATAAGCATCAATGTATCCTTCGTAGTTCCATTCCATAGGTATGAACAAAGAATAGAGTCCCGAACGAGTCTGTCCGTTGGCGTTTCTTTTTGTAACATCTGAGTCATCGTATAGTTTTTTAAAATTTCTACCTCCTTTATCTAAAGCATTTGATGTTGATCCCATCATGCACTTACCTATAATTCTTGACCCTAACCTAAGAGTAGTTTTTGTAACTCTCCAGTTGTTTAATATATTATTAGGTCTTTCCCATTTTCCTGATTCATCATGAACTAAAAGTTTTAATTTTTCTCCATCATAAGCATTGTCTCCAGTGTTTTTCCAATCTATAGTCGTGTCTAGTCCAGTAAGATCTTCTGGTTTATCTGTAGAAACTATAGATCTTCTTGTAAACTTAGAGGCTGGTACTCTATATGCTAACTCTGTTTTAGGACGATCCATACCATCTTGTATAGGTTTAAAAAAGAAAGGATAGTTAACTGATATAGGTACAACCTTGTCAGTAAACATCTTCTTAGCATCCGCACCAGATTTAGATAATATACCAAATCTAGCGTCTGTTGATATTGTTGCCATGTTAACACATTCACCAGAAGCCATAAAAGAAAAACCTGAACGTCTGTTTTTAAGATAAGACATACCGTAACATCTGTCATCTGCTCTGCATGCTTCCCAAAATATAAAAAATAATCTATTTGATTCTCTAAAATCCGGTTGGCCTACGTCAATCTTTGACCATTGTAAATACATGTAATGAGTACCAGTGAGATAAGTAGGGGTATTTTTATTAATATACCAAAAGCCTTCTTCGCGTCTTTTAAACTCTTCATCAATATAGTCGTAGTATTTTTCTTTGAATTCTTCTGGATATTCTCTCCAGTCAAACACGGTTTTTATTCTATTTAATTCTTTAGCGTAATCAAATCTAGTCCATCTATTTTCTTTAAACTTATGAACATTTTCTTGTTTAGGTAAAGCTATCTTAAGATTTTGTATTTCATAAATCTCTCCAATTTGTCCAGTCTTAGATATAACAACCATATCATGATCATCATTATATCCATACTCCCATTTTTTATACCTATTCATTCTATTAAGAATTTTAGGTTTAACGTAATCGGGTAATATCTTATATAGCGTTTGCTCGTACATTATTTAGATCTTCCTTCAGCAAAACCACGGAATGTAGTTTCTTTTTTAACTTCTTTAGGTTTTTCTTCTAGTATATTTTTTTCTTCTTCTATACGGTTAAGTATTTCAAAAGCATCAAATATAGCTAGCTTTTTTGTAGCAGCAGCATTTTTAAGTCTGTCAGCGGTTATATCATCTCCAGTATCTATTATTGGTTCTTTAGCAACTTTGATTAATTCTTCAACTGCTACTTGTCCAGCTAGGATTATATTGAGTTTGGTTTTCTTTACGCTCATATTTAATTACAATATCATTAGATTTCATACAGTATAATAGTTCATTATCTAGATTGAATTCCCATTCTCTCTTAGGTTTAAAACCTACAGTGTCACCAGGTGTTATTCCTAGCTCTTCTAAGCGACTATTACCAATTTTTAATATACCAACTAAGTTTTTTGTTTTAGCGGTGTCAAATTGATCATCGTTTTTTATAGGTGCAACAAAGCATCTATCGTTAAATGATAACCATTTGTTTTGTTTTTTAAATAAATATACTTGATCAGGATAAACTATGTACATGTTATTTTTAAAATAACCTGCTCCGTTTCTTTCTTTACCTTTTATATCATACCATCTTCTGAATATGTTATGATGAACAATTATTTCGTCACCTTTTTTAATATCAGAACACAACAACAAAGGTGTAGATATAACAATAGCTTTTCTACTCACATGCTTAAAGCTTTCTATCTGAGTGTTTACTATTAGTTTTTTATCTCCTATATTTATCTCATTGTCATATCTATTTTCTATAGGTTTAACAATAAAGTTATATAGTCCATTCATTAATATTGTAAATCATATTCAACTGATATAGCCATGTTAGAGTTAAACTTCTTCCAAGGCAGTACTTCATTGTTTTTTTTAATAAATACATTATAAGACTTGTCTTGTTCGTCTAATATTATATGGGATATTTCATGACCACCATATACTTGTTGACCAACAGAATAATGCATCGCGTCATTTTTGTAATCTGACCCAATGCTTATCTTTCTAATATTACTTCTTGTCATCTTCTGGAATCTCTGAGATTTCTCCAGTTTTTAAGTCGACTTGTACTTTACCAAATTCTTTTTCTAGTTCTGATTTAAAGTCTTCAATAAGAGTACTGTTTGCTTTAAATTGTTCTAAAAAGTTAATTTTTTGGATTTCAAACGATCCTAGTTGTATTACAACTTCGTTTTGTTTTGCTGTTAAGTCCTGAATTTTTTTTAATTGTTTTTCAGAAATCATTTGTTTAGCTTCTTCTGCCATGTTGATTTAATTTAAATTGTTATTAATTAATTGTTAGTTATATAATTACACGTTTTAAGTGCACTTTACTTATTCTTCCTCTTCCACTGGCGGTACTGGTGGTACTGGATTTTGCCATGTAAAGTATAAGTCTTCATTTACTGGTGTAATTTGAGATTCTATATTTGCTGCTATGCTAGCTTGCATTGCAGGTA